AAACACGTGTTATGCCCTGTTTTTTGTGCGTTGAAAATCAGTCAAATAAAAATATTTTACAGAAAAAAGTATTTTTTATTTGGTAGTTAATACAGAATGTTGTATATTTGTACCATACAAAACGAGATAATTATGAAAGCATTTAGATACAACAGCGAAAACAGAGCAGACAGAAAATACAATAACTGTGGAATGGAAAAAAATCCAAACGCTGTAAAATTTTACGCTTCAAATATGGCTTATGCTGATAACTACAAATTTATTTACAACGAAGATGGTGAAGTGGTTGCTGAATGTGCTTTAGAAGTGGTTGAAATAGAAAATGTAAATCTTTTCGATATGGCTTCCGATTTCAAAACATTATCAACTTATAACAACTACATAGCTTCTGAAATAGGTACTCAAATGAGAGATTACACTCGTTTTATGAATAACGCAAAAAAAGCAAGTGAGCGTAAAATGTGGGCTAAAAACATTGATGATTTAAAAAATAGAGAGCAAGAGTTGATTTCAAACCTTTTTTACAATGAGTTTCAGCCACTTTCAGATTTCACAAGACAAAATGAATTAGTTGCTGAATTAAAAGCACTTGGATTTGATGGCTACACTACAAATAACGAAATAGCTATTTTCTAATGAAAGATTTAATTAATTGGCACGAACTAAGTAGGAGGCTTTCAGGCAATGGGCAAAACATACGCCCAAATAAAATACCAAAGAAGTATGAAAAAAAAATTGCTCGTTTGCTCAAAATTCTCGAAGCCTGGGAGCGTTGGCAAAATAGGGCATAACGTTCAGGTATTGCCGATGGTAGGGCATTGAAAAACTACTGCCTGAAACAAAAGTTAAATTGAAAAACAACAGTTGAATGAAAGTACAAAGCAAAATAGATATTCGTCAGCCAGAACCGCAGCCCATTAGCGATATGAAGCTGATTGCTCCAACGTCAACCCCTACTATTGGCAATACCAATGTTAGCCGCAGTACATTCTATCAGGGTGATTGCCTTGTGGAAATGGATAAGATTGCTGATAAGTCGGTTGATATGATTTTATGTGATTTGCCCTATGGAACAACTGCTTGTAAATGGGATAGTGTTATTCCTTTTGTGCCACTTTGGAAGCAATATGAAAGGATTATAAAGCCCAACGGAGCAATAGTATTATTTTCAGCACAACCTTTTACTACAAGGCTTATTAATAGCAATATTGATAATTTTAAACACTACTGGATTTGGGATAAAGAAATTTCTGGCGCTTTCGCTTTAGCCAAGTATAGACCAATGATAGTTACAGAAGAAATTTGTGTTTTTTGTAAAAGTGGTAGAGTTAATTATTACCCATTAATGGAGGCGGCAGTAGAGAAAAATATAAGACCAATAAATACAGGAAGTAGTGTAAGTAGTGCAACGCCTGTGGCAAGTGGAATTGCTAAAAGCAGAGAGGGGTACGATAATAAAATAAGATACCCAAAAAACATAATAAAATATTCAAAGTATAATGCAGAGTGCAATCAGTTAAATAGGCTGCACCCAACCCAAAAGCCTGAATATGTTGTAGAATACTTAATAAAGACCTACACCAACGAAGGCGAAACTGTTTTAGATAATTGTATGGGTTCGGGAACAACTGGTGTCGCTTGTAAGAAAACAGGTCGGCACTTTATCGGAATAGAGAAAGATGAAAAGTATTTTGAAATTGCAAAAAACAGGATAAATGAATACAAATAAAGTAATTGAAATTTTAGAAACATTGGTTATTAACATTAAGACCAACTGCGATGATATTAAAACCGAAAAGGGGTTAATTGCCGATGCTGCTAATGAAATAATTAAACTTAATTATACTGAATTGCCATTTGATGAAGGCAGGGAAAGATATTATTCAAGTATTTTAAATGATGGTTAGGTGTTTATAAAAGTTGGGAATGGCAGCAAACAGATGGGTACGTTATTCCGCTGCTCGGTAATGTACATAGTATGGCAACCGCCCGTCTGCCCAGCTTTTATAAATATTTACCTTCTACTTTTTGTCGGTAGTTAATTAAGTTAAACAACCGTCACTTTTTATTGCCGTTAGCAGGGTGTCTGCGTATTGCGGCTAACTACTTTATATGAACAATAACACTACGGAGTAATGATAACAATATCAAAGACTTACACCCTAAAATATGAGTTGGATTTTAAGCCACAATTGGTAAGAGGCACTTTCATTTATCTACAAGATAATAAAAATTTTGAAACACACTATGAAAATACACACGAAAAATCAGCTTTTATAAAAACTACCGAAAATTTTTATTTCATAGAAGACATTGAATTTCTTTATATCTTCAATTCTGAAACTATCTATAAAAATTTATTACCTTTGTAAATATGCCAGGCGGATATAAAAATATACGACCCAAAGATGGTAAGCAATTCTCTTCAACCTATCAACCTGAAGAGAAATGGACAGAAGAAGTTGCCTTGCAACTTGCTGACGATTTAATCAATTGGATGAAAGCAAAAGATGAAGATGGGGAAGATAAAGGCAATATATTTTATGAAGAATATCTAATAATTGAAAGAGAGTTATACCCTGAGCTAATAACCTACTTGTCAGATAAATTTTCCTCGTTTTTCAAGCGAATTAAGAAAGCGAAAACTATTCAGGAAATAAAACTCAAAAAATATGGAGTTGGTGATAGGTTAAATGCTACAATGACTAAATTCATTTTGAATGTAAATCATGGTCTTGTTGAAACAACAAGAAGTGAGAATAAAAATGAAAATATAAATAAAGAACCTTTAATAGTTAACTTTGTCAGAGAGAAAAAATGAGATAACGTTTACAAAAGCTCAAAGCGAGTTTATTTTATCTGAAAAAAGGCACACAGCTTTTGTCGGAGGTTTCGGGAGCGGGAAAACTTTTGCAGGTACTTTTAAAACAATTTTTCAACTTATTGAACTAAATAAACAATCTGAAAAACCAATACCTGTTGCATATTATTTGCCTATCTATTCATTGATTGAAAATGTTGCGTTTCCATACATCGCTAACGTTTTAGATTTAGCTAATATCAAATATCAATCAAATTTTAGCTCAAAGAAAATTATAACGGAATATGGAGATATTTTTTTAAGGTCAATGGACAATCCTGAAATGATAGTAGGCTATGAAGTAGGCTATTCACTCATTGATGAAGCTGACGTTTTGAGCATAAAAAAAATGAACACGGCTTTTAAAAATATAGTCGCTCGAAATAGAGTAAAACTCCCCAATGGAAGAATTAACCAAACAGACTTCGTATCCACGCCAGAAGGATTTGGTTTTCTTTATGATTTCTTTGTGAAAAAAGAATCAATAAATAAAATTCTTATAAATGGTAAGACGAGTGAAAATAAGCATCTGCCTAAAGGCTACATCGATACGTTGAGAGAATCTTATACGGAGCAACAACTAAGGGCTTATCTGAATGGAGAATTTGTGAACCTATCATCAGGAACGGTTTATAATAGCTTTGACAGAATAGCGAACCATTCACCAAGAGAGATAAAGGCTAATGACATTCTACATATCGGGATAGATTTTAATATTGGTAATATGTCGGCAGTTATTAGGGTGATTGATGAAGATGTTTCTATTGCAGTTGATGAAATAGTAAAGGCTTATGATACTTATCAGTTATGTGAATTGATTAAAGATAGATATTCAAGTTATCGTATTTTCGTTTATCCTGATGCTTCGGGAGGTAGCCGTAAAACTTCCAGCGGTACATCTGATTTTCAAGTTATCCAATCTTTTGGATTTAAGATTATGTCGGGCAAAACTAATCCGAGTGTAAGAGACAGAATCACAACTGCAAATGTATCTTTCCAAAATAAAAAGGCATTAATTAACACTTTTAAGTGCCCTTCGCTAACAGAAAGTTATGAAAAGTTAGCGTATAAAAACGATGTACCTGATAAAAATAGTGGCTTTGACCATTTAACGGATGCAGATACATATTCATTATTTTTCTTAAATTACAAAAGAAATACAAAAATGTCGAGTTTTGTTTTCTAACTTTACATTATGTTGCTTAAAGACTTCTTAAACACTTCTGACTGTGCAGGTGCTATATTAACACATTGCAAAAGAAGTAATGAGTTAAATGGTTATAAGTCTAAAGAGATAACAGAGCTGTCGTTTATTGACGTGAGCGAGGTTATTCCTCAATTGATAAGGGATTTAGAATTTGAAAGTGTTTTTTTAATGTGCTTAAATTTTGGCAAACGAAAGATGAATTTAGCGCAAGTAGAGAGCTATGATAATTATGAGAAATTATACTTTTTAGCATGGATAATTGAAGAACTTAGGAATATAGCTAAAATGGAGAAAGACTATTTATTTTCAACTCCATCTAAGAAAATGCTAACAAGTGGAGCGGACAAATTGAACGTATTAGGTAATTTTAATATTATTGATGAAATTGCAAAAAAATACAACTACACACATAAAGAGGTGGAGATGTTGAGCTATGATACTGTATTTAAAATCCAATGGAGAGATAAGATTATGAATGATGTAAAATTAAAAATGACGAAATGAACATAATTACTTTTTTTGAACAGCAAGTCCAGAAATGGAACGATGAAAATAAATGTGGTTTTTGTTGGCACTTTGAAGCACCTTTGAGATTGTCAGACTTGAATGAAAGTGTACAAAAAACTACCGATTGTTGTGTTCGTGTTTTTTTAACCGACTATTCTTATTCAGTTACGCCTCAATACTCTCCTACTTTCGGGAGAGTTACAGGTACACCTACAAAAAGGCATACATTTACTATTTACTACCTACTGAACGACAGAATAGATATTAACGTCTATTTAGAACAACAAGGATACCCGTTGAGTGAAAGCAAGTGGAAGAAAATTATAGAACCATTGCTAGACTGTAATTTATCACTTGATATTTGCGATATATTTGGAAATATCTTAGAGTGGTCGATTGCGAGAGCAGACATTGTTATTGACTTTCAAGACCAAAACTACACAGGGCTAAAAGTGATTTATAATATAAATGAGAAAATATAATGAAAACTATTATAAATACATTATTGACTATTTTAATAATATTTTTATCTATTGAAGTGTCATTTTGTTTTTCTTTTCTCCTTATTTTTCCTTTCGTCAATTTCATTCTCATCTTATATTTAATGCACATAGAGAGATTGAGAGATAACACGCCACTATACATGACTGGACTAATCGATTATTATAATGAAATTTTAGATTATTGGAATAATGTTAAATGAGTTTGAGATACAGATTATTTTAGATGAAGTTATTGAAAGATTTCTAAAGCCTCATTTTAGGGAGCTTGGAATGAATGCCTCTGGAGATTGGTTAGAGAATGTCCATGCAGACAAAAATAAAATAATGGGCATGGATTACACGCAATACTTAGTGCAGGGCAGGGAACCAGGTAGTTATGCTCCTATTGCACCTTTAGAGAGGTGGGCAAGAAATAAATTCGGTGCAGACCCAAGAGAAGCTAGGAGGATAGCGGTTGCAGTTTCCAATAAATTAAAGAATGTAGGCTCTAACTATTTTCAGCAGGGAGGTACTGACTTATTAGAAGTTTTACAATCGGATGAGGTAGTTGATTTTATAAAAAAAGAGATAAATAGTACCTTAGTTGCTAATATAAAAAATGCTTTTGTGAGATGACGACTGTAACTGGTTTAGAAAATGATGTGTATTTCTCCAATAATAATATTTGGATGAAAATCGAAACTGATAAAAAAAATATCCTTTTATTTGTTGATAGCTATCCTTTTATTTTCAAAACTCCTCCGAGCGGAGTGTATTACTTTAATTTGTCAAATGTAGTTAGGGGACTTATCCCTATTCCTAACTTTTTAAGCCCTAACAATAAAATAGATTTGCAGATTTTGTGTGCAGGTTATGACGACACACTACCTTTGCACTTTCCATTTAACAGACTGATTACTTTTGTTCGAGGTAAGAAAGGCTTTGAAAGTAATGTTAGTGTTGTAGATGGTGAGCTATTACACGAGAGTGAAAAGATACCTTATTGGGACGGCTATCCGAGCAACATTTCTTATCTCATAAATAGAGAGATTGCAACATCAAATATCTTGCTACCATCAGAGGCGGATGTAAGGAGGGTGATAAATTGCGAGGGGCTATTCTTAGTTTGGCTCAATTCGAGAGGTGGCTATAATGGTTGGTTGTTTGAGAATGTTACGCTGAATGAAAAGAGCAATGAACAGATGAAGATAAATGTTGAAAATACTTTTTTTCAATTAGGCTCAATAGATGAAAGTTCTTTGACTTTGAAAAGTCGGATTGATAAGAAGTTTTTCCAGTATGCGCAGAGTTTGGTTTACTCAAGTGAAATTTATGCTTACAAATTGAATGAAACACTATTAGGAATAAGTGGAGGTGACTACACCAAAGTATTAAATACTGCTTCTTCATTTAATTTTGCAGGGCATGATTTTGTGAAAGACTTTAACATTACAATAAACATTGATAAGCATTTTGGCAGCCAGCTATGGTAGAGATTGTAATAAATGAAACGGGAGAAAGGATTGATAACATAGGAGAAATTACTTATGTTTATCAAATGGCTGATTTGTCTAATATCACAAAGTCGGTTTCATCTCGATCATGGTCTTTTAAAATACCAAAAACGCCAACCAACATAAAGATATTTGAGTTTATAGGAATAGGGGGAGTGGTGTCGTCTATTCAGTATCAGAAAACGGTGGTTAGTATTTATGACAATGGCACTTTGATAGATGATAGTGCTATATTAACGATAGATAGCGTTAATGGTAATGAATTTGTTTGCAATGTGAAAACTGGCGTATTTGACTTAATGGATACTATTGGTGATTTAAGCATTGGCGATTTAGATTTAAAGGAGTTGAACCATGACAATACAGTTTCAAATATTTTGGCGAGTTGGAATAATGATTTAGCGTATAAATATATTATTGTTGATTATGGTGCTGGATTTTCTTTTGACAAAGTGAATGAAAAAATTCATTTAGAAAGTAATTTTCTTTTGCCGAGTGCGAGGGTATCATATCTATTTGACAAAATAGCTGAACACATTGGATGGACTTTCAATTTATGGAAAGATGAAACCTTTGTTAGTTATCCTGCTATTTATTTTGACTTTATAAACTTCCCTTTTCGTGAAGATAGCGCAACTTATGTTACGGTAGCAACTGGAGATACCAATAGTTTGTATAAAGGAAGAGGGCAGAAAGTAACCAAAATAATACCTGAAAACATAACGGCTATTAGCCCACCTTATTTGTCTTATGATAATGTTAAAAAAGTTTTCATCAGCGAGGTGCAACAGACTGTTAGCGTGGAGCTTCCTTTGATAACGGCAGATAAAAAGGAAAAAAATTATGTCTACCACCTTTCTGTAAATGGTGTTATTGTTCGGTCGGTTTATGGCGACAAAACAGATAGCTTGTTGGTGGAAAATATTATTTTAAATATCGGCGATGGGTTAAATGTTACACTCATTTTAGGTGTGGGCATGAGCGGTACTGTGTCATTCGGTGAAATGAAAATTTTAAGGCAGGGCATAAGGGCTTATAACTTTCGGACTTCGTTTTCAGATTTGAAAGTAAAAGATTTGCTAAAAGAGGTTTTAGTAAGATATGGCTTGGTGATGAAGCCGAAATCTCTATCAAAAAAAGTAGATTTTGTAAAGATAAGTGATAGGCTTATTTCTCCTGTTCAAGATTGGAGCGGTTATTTAGTGGAGGTTGAAAATACGTCTTTCAAATTTGGCACTTATGGACAAACGAATATTTTAAAACATAAGTATGTGGCAGATTTGCTGACATACAATAATGGAGCGATTTCTATAAATGACAGCACTTTGCCCGTATCTACCACGCTTCATGAAAGCAAGTTTTACACGTCTATATTTACAATAGACTTATTTGGTGACACTTTGTTTCAAGGTGTATATTTCTTATTCCAAAATTGGGAGGCAGAGCCAAAAGATAATGGGGTAGTAACAGAGGTAGAGTGGAAGCCTATCAATGGTAGGATTTCATACCTTAGAGATTTTCTAGGTCTTTCTACTGTTTTTTTAGATGAGGTAGAAACAGGTTCGGCTGTTACAATAGGAGGAGAGGTTAACTACAAGCAAATTGTAAGCAGATATTATCAGGACTATTTAAAATTATTGAATAACGCTGAAATAGTAAAAGTGAAAGTATCCCTACCTACACATATTTTAAAAACTTTTGATGTGTCTGGTAGGTTTTATTTTTCGCAGTTAGGCGGTGAGTACCTAATGAATAGTTTGACTTATAAAAGTGGGGAGCTGGTATCTGATGCAGAATTTATAAAAATTAATTGAAATGGCTGAAATTATAGAAATAGCGAAATTAGAGCTGAATATGGGGTCTTTGCTTCAGGAAACGGCAGAGCTAAAGAAAAATATTGATACGCTCAAAAAGTCAATGGCTGAATTATCAAAGAGCGATGAGGACACGACAGCGCAACAGGTGTTATTGACGGCAAAATTAAAAGAGTTGAACTCGGAGTACTCGCAAAACGTAAAAGTATTAGGTCAGCTTGATACGGCTAATGCGAAAACGGTAAATAGCAACGATGCTATCTCTAAATCTATTGAGAAAGAGAATAAGTCTATAAACGAACTTAGGGCTAATAATGCCGAGCTTGTTAAGCTAAGAAATGGTTTAGATATTAGCACGCAATCAGGACTTATTGACCAGCTTAACAATAAAATCAACAGCAACAACGAGCTGATAAAACAAAATGCGGATGGCTTAACGAAGCAAAAGATGAACGTAGGTAACTATTCAGCATCTATTATTGAGGCGGTCGGACAACTTGGCTTATTTGGCGAGAATGGGAAAAAGGCTTTTGATTTATTAAAAGGTGGAGCGACAGGGGCAGTGAGTGGGTTTAAGGCACTATCTGCTGGTGCTTTATCATTTTCATCTATTCCTTTAATGTCTATCATTTCTGGTTTAGTAACATTATTCAGGTTATTCACAGGGTCGCTGAAAGGGTCGGAGGAGGGGATGGATAATCTTCAAAATGCACTTGCTCCAGTCAACGCAATTTTTAGAGCGATAAAAGAAACGGTTACTGCAATGACTGAAAGAACGCTTAAAAATTTAGCGAGTGCTATTAATTTTATCGTTTCAGGTTTTGAAAAATTAATGAGTGTAGGAACTTCATTATTGAGGGTGATAGGTGTTGGAGGTCTTGCTGATAGCTTCGACCAATATACTGCAAGTGCGAGAAAAGCGACTGCTGAAACTTTGGCTTTCCAACAAGCGCAACAGGCGTTAGTGGTGGTGGGAAGAAGAAATATTGTAGCTATTGCAAACCTCAAAAAACAGATTGCAGATTTAAAACTGGAGGGAGAAGATTTGTCTAAGCCTTTGAATGAAAGGATAGTGAAGTTGAATGAAGCACTTAATCTTGAAAGTCAAGTAACTGCATTGCAAAGAGAAGAGCTTGTTTTACAGCAAAAAATCAATGATGATAGGATAAAAAGAGAGGGTAAAACTTCTGACTTATTAAAAGAACAAGCAGAAATTCAAGCATCATTGATTAACATCTCGGCAGAAGAAAGCAACAGAAAAAAAGAGATGTTCACCAAAATTCAAGGCATGAGAAAAACAGAGGGCGACCAAATAAAAGCCAATGCAGAAGCAGAGAAGAAAGCAAATGCAGAAGCATTAAAAGGATTAGCCGAGAGGATGGATAAAGAAGAACAGTTGCGTATCTTGTCATTAGATAGAGATGCAAAGAGCACAGATGAACAGTTACAGATACTCATCAATAACCAAGAGAAACAAAAAAAGATTTTAGATTTCAGATTAAAAAAAGGTTTAATATCTATACAAGATTATAATCTTGAAGTTCAGAGAATGGTAAATGAACGGATTGATTTAGAAAAAAACGCTTGGATTGAAAATGCCACTTTAGCTTCTAATATTAGGCAGGAAGAAATAAAAAAACAATTAGAAGATGACAAATATTTGAGTGAAGAAAAGTATAACAATCAAATCTCTTTAAATGAAAAATTGCTTCAAGAGCAAATGAACTTTGAGCTTGAAAAGAGAACGAAAGGTATTATTTCAGAAAAAGAATACTTAGAAAATATTAGACTTTTAACTAATACCTTTAATGAAGAAACAAAAGTTTTAGATGAAGAAAGGGAAGCGAATGAAAAGGCAGAAAGGGAATCGAAAGAGTTATTGGATTTCAACTTGAGGATTGAAAAGATGAAGTCTGAAAAGCAAATGGAATGGGAGATTGAGAGAGAAATCTTGAAAAATCAATATGAAGAAAAAAAGGCTTTGTTAGATGAACATTTAGCTAATCAGCTTATTTCTCAAGAAGATTATGATTTGAAAATCAATGACCTCAATCAACAGACGGCAGATGCGGAGGAAGAAATTCAACGAAAAAAGACAGAAGGTATATTAAACTTAACTCAAGGATTGTTAGGTGCTATATCAGGATTAGTTGACCAAAATTCAAGAGCAGGGAAAGCGATAGCAATAAGCATGTCAGGAATTGACTTGTTGAGAGGCTTAATGGCAGATATGAAATTAGGCTTTCCATTAAATGTTGTTGCAATGGCTAAAGATGCTATTATTGGAGCTTCTACTATCAAGAAAATTGTAAGCACAAAAATACCGAGCGCATCGGGCAAAGGTGCGGTTAGTGGTGGTGGAAGCAGTGCGCCTGTCATATCAGTAGATAGCGGTGGCTTACAAGCTGTCAATTCAGGAACAGCGGTTAAAGATTTAGTAGATACGGAAGTTAGCCATTCTCTTACTGTTGGGGTTGAAAGTGCTATTGAAAAAGGAGCGAGAAAAGGTACACAGTCAGGAATGATAGATTTGTCAGAAAATAGAAATATTCAATTTGATTCAAGTTTTTAGTTATGGAAGATTTGCTATTTTTTTTAATCGCAGGGTATGGGCTAACAAATATTGTTGTGAAATCGGACATTGCTTATAGATTTAGAGAATTGTTTAAGAAAATCAATTTCTTATACGACCTTTTCAATTGCGTAACTTGTTTCGGCTTTTGGGTCGGTGTAGGACTATCTTTTTATTTCAATTACAATTTCTTACTTGCTGGCTTTGCCATTAGTGGCATTTCAACGGTATTAAATAAAGAGATATGAAAATAGTAGATTTTTGCAAAAAGAATGAAGATGTGCTAAAATCTCTAATGAAACAAGGAGTTAGCTTGTCGCAGGTTATTACGTTCACACGCTTTTACAATGAATTTAACTCTTTCAGTAAGACAGTCAAAAAAATGGAGAGATATAAGGCAATTGCTAAAAAAAACAAAGTATCTATAAGGTACGTCCTTAATGGCATTAAGAAGATTGAGCGGTCTATTTAGTTACACGAGATTGGATAACTATTTTGATTAATATAACGTCCGTTGTAATTTTGATATACAATGGTAGGAATAATCAACATTATTGGAGAAATTGGAGTTGATGTAACACTTGCATCGGTTGCCTCGCAAGTTGAAAGACAGAGGGAAGCTAAGTCATGGCTTATTAACATTTCCTCAGAGGGTGGTAGCGTCTCTGTTGGTCTTGACATTTATAATTATCTTAATAAGTTAAAAGGTTTCAAGAAGACAGTAGGCAGGTCTATTGTAGCATCAATGGGTACTATCTTATTTCTTGTCGGTGACGAAAGGGAGGTGTTGGATAATACTCAATTTTTTATCCATTTACCAATGTTAAACATGGGTGGTGTACGCACAGCCAATGATTTAATGATAGACGCTGTTCAGCTAAAAGAGATAGAAAATAATTTAATATCTATCTATAAAAATACTTTATCATTAGATGAAGAAGTGCTATTCATACTATTGAAAAACGAAACTTTTTTAAAACCTGCAGAACTGTATGCCTTTGGTTTTACGACAAAGGAAGATAGCTTGAAGATTTCAGCAAAAATAAATTTCAATAACTCAAAAAAAACAAAAATGAAAAAAACACTTTTAGAACGTGTAAGAGCTCTTATAGGAGCAAAGATGTTGTTGTTAAAAACAGCAACGGAACAAGACTTAGTATTTCCTGATTTAGCAGATGGTGAAGAACCGACTATTGGAGCTATTGCTACGCTTGACGGAGCGACAGCAGAGGGCGAGGTTACTCTTGCAGATGGCAAAGTCTTTGTGTTCGAGAATGGCGCATTGGTAGAAATTAAAGAAGCTGATGAAGCTGACAACTCAGAGCTTGAAGAAAAAGTAGAGGAGCTTACAGCTATTGTTACAGAGCTGGTGACTGCTATTGAAGACGTACAAGCAAAATTGAACATCAAGGCGAAAATTGACAACATAGGAGGTTCAGGTTCTCCTGATGCTAAGAAAAGAGATAGACAAGGGGATGAAAAAAAAACAGGTCTATCAGGAGCAATTAACAAATTAAAAAACGATAAAAAATAAAAAAATGGCATTTACTTCTAATTTAGGAACATTACTCAATGCACTAAATGGCTTAAATGAAGCCGAGAAATTCACATTGGCTAATGGCATCTTCTTATCGAAATTCGGAGATGTAAACGTAAAAGAAATTCACCCTACATTGGGCGAAGTGAGAAAGGGTAACAAGATACCTATCTTGAATGATGATGGTAACTTTGGCGGTTTCCCTACTTTCGATGGTTGCGCCTTGCCGTCTTGCAATATTTCTTCTGTATTCTCAGAATATCAATGGTGTTTGCATGAAATAGGTTGTGAGGTTACTGTTTGTATGAAGGACTTAGAGCCGAAGTTTCAAGCGTTCTGGAATACATACAGAAAAATGAATGAGGGCGATATTGAGGACGCTTTTGTCCAATTTATCATAACCATTTTTCAATCATCTCATTTAAAAGGTGAATTGCGTCATGCGTATTTTGGTGATACTTCTGCTGAAATAGTAATACCTGAAGAAGCCCCTATTCCTGATAAGCTATTTAGTGGCTGTGATGGCTTTGTTACTCAAATGGCAGCTAAGGCAACCTCGAACCCTGATTTAAAAGTTGCTATTTCTCAAAATTCAGAACCAACGGTGGCTCTTCAAACCATTTCTGATGGCTCGGTTATTTATGCCTATCTAAACGCTATGTATTTGAAAGCGGTTGCTAAACCATGGTTTAATGCTACTAACGCACATTTTGAGCTATCGAGAGAAAATGCAAACGTCCTTGTTGGTTGGTTGAATACTTTGGCTGATAAGTCAGGGGTGAATTGTGAGTGTATATTGCCTAACAACGTAGTTTCTGCACGTCAATTTACAACTAAGGGCTTGAGAATTTTCGGGCTTGAAGTGAAAGTTTTAGATTTTGAAGGAATGATGAAAGCAGGGGGAAACAGTTCCTGGTATTACAACGGAACGAAGTTCACCTACTACAAAAACATCATCATATTAGCAGAAAACACTAATATGTTGGTCGGATATGAGAATAGTGAGAGTTTATCATCTTTCAATGTAGGCTATGACGAAAGGAAGAGAGAAATCTTCATACAAGGGTCTTCATTATTCGGAGCAGGTGTGCCTACCGAGAATTTTGTAATAGCATGTTAAAATAGGGGGTTAAAATGGCTAATGCTTGTGAATTATTAAAGGCTGGTTATTCAACACCATGCCAGATTGAAGATAAAAGCTGGATACAGAAGGCTGTTATTATCAATAAAGATGATATTGACACTATCACTTACACGGTAGTTGACACTATTAATACGAAAGTAAATTTTGAGTTGAAGGCTACTAAAACAGGTTATGCTGTAACGACCATAGAAGCATCTTCTATCATCAAAGGTTATGCGACTAAGAGCAGGGGCGACAATGGTTATCCGCAGTATTTGCACAATGTTGACATTATTGTTAGTGGAGTTGATAATGTTATTAATGAGTTTCTACAAAGAATAGACTTAGGATTATATGTGGTTGCATTGAGGACTAATACAAACAAGATTATTGTCTATGGTATCGGATCGGGTCTTGTTTCAACCGATTATACACAAGACATCGTTGAGGGCGGAGGAACTTATATTGTAACATTAAACTCTAAAGAATCATCACAAGAGGGTAATTTGCCTTTGCAATATGTATCAGCTACTCCCGGCAATGAGGTTATTGATTTTGAAGCGTTGTTTGAGAATCCAGGTCCTTAATTATGAGTAGCGATAACCTCAATCATATATTATCTTTATCTAAAAATGAGATAATTTATAATGCGGAGAATTTAAAGAGGTATAAAAAAATTTATGCCTCTTTTTTTGGACATGAGCCAAATTGCGCTCCTTGTAATTTCAACTATGACTTTCAACAGTTGAAAAATAGGGCAACTAAACGTAATTTAATTGAAGTAAAAAAAACGGAAATGAAAAAATACACGCTTAAAAAAGGAAATGAAAATAAAATATTCTCGTTCAGAAATGAAGAAGGGATTTTTAGGTCGTATGGCAAAGCCTTAAATGATGACTTTGTAGATAATTTTTTGGTTTATGGAAGTGGAAGAGAAGAAGAAAGAAGAAACCTATTTATTGTTAATGAAGTCGAAGAAGAAGTAAAAGTAAAAGTGAAAAAGTCTAAGAAAATAAATAATGGGTAAATTTCAGCCATCACTTGTAGAGCTGTGGAATAGAGCTATTGTCTATTTTAAAACAAAGGACTACTATTCCAACGGAGATGATGATAAGTATTCCGAGAGGATAGAGCGACTTATCGAGAATAGTCCTATCGGGTCGAGGGTGGCAGATATATTCTCTACTTTTGTTGCAGGTCGAGGGGTGGAGAATGATTATGTTGTTTATGGCGATACTTTCTTATCTGAAATCATTACAGAAACTGCTGAAAATTTGGTTTTTTTTGGAGGTGCGTACATACATCGTTCTTTAAAGATTGACGAGCAAGGAGATTTTGTAACCGACAAAATAAAAGTGCTTGACTACCATAGAATGAGAATAGGGAGAGGCGGAGATGATGATGAGGGGGGAAAGTTTTGGCAGATGCCGAAAGAAAACACTAAGAAACCTTTCTTCTTTTATCCTTTTTCTTCTAATCAAAATGTTATTCTTGAACAAGTGAACAATGATAGCAAGTCTTATGACATTAAAGAAAAAATTAAAGCGTATAGAGGTCAAGTAATGTATATCTCATTAACGCCTAAATATGTTTATGGCTTATCGCCATTTGATAGTGTTATTAATGACTTAGATACTGATTATCGCATTAGCCTTTATTCAAACACCATTTTACGAAATGGCTTTCTAGGAAAACAGATGGTTTTATTTCAAAGTGGAACGGACGAGGAAGATATGGCGATGAAAGAAAATATAAAAGGCTGGTTAGGAACTGAAAATGCTTCAAATATATTTGTATCGAGCGTAAATTCAATTGATGATATTGATAAGAACATTGTTATTAAGAAAGCTGAAAGCGATTACAATGACCAAGTGTTTGAGAATACAACTAAGCGAATAGAGAGGAATATTTTAGGCGCAGGTGCTAACGTGCCTTATGCACTTATCTTTAATTCTGACAATTCATTATTCGGTGGTAGTGGTGAGCAGTTGGTGCAGTTAAAGAAATTTTATAATGAACAGACCTCGCCTTATCGCAAACTGATTGAAAATAAATTGTTACTTTTGGGGATAACGAACAAAATAATTCAAATTGCTGATGAGATTAACGGCTAATTATTTCGAGGGTGTTGGACAAGTTGCAAAAAATTGTAACTTTGACAAAATGAGAATTGCTATTGACGAGGCTTGGCAGTTTGATTTATTGCCTTTAATTTGCCCTTATGAGAATGATTTTGACACTCACTGGTTCGAGGGGTTGAGCGGTGATTTTAACTCTGACTTCAATCAAGACTTTTCAATTACTCCAATTACTTTTTCTTCTCCTTTATGGGAGGATATATTAGAGGGGTCGTCTTTTACAAACTGTACGGGTGATATAAAAAAACAGGTTGGAGCTAGAAAAATACTTGCTTATTTTGCTTATTCGAGATATGTAGTTATTAATGAGTTTGATGACACGCCTAATGGTGCGGTAACTAAGAAGAATGATTTCTCAATCCCGAAAGATGAAAAAACGATTAGGAACTATTCTGACAGGTATCAAAATATGGCTATGGTACTTTTTAAGGACTTTGAAAGTTTTTTATGCTTGAATGGCTTCATAAGATTAAGTGGATGTGCTTCTTGTGGGTGCAATGGCACTTGTGGTAAGCCTTATCCGAGAACGAGAGGTTGGGGGTTAAATTCTGAAAATATATCAAGATGAATTGCAGGGAGCTGACAAGGGGGTATAATGCAGGTTGTGATAATGAGCCTTTATCACTCATTCAGAAAGTGGTTTTGATTAATTATGATGAATTTGTAGATATTGAAATAAATGAAAGTGAGGTGCTTCACAACATTTTATTTAAGATAGAGAATAATGACATTCAGTCTAAAGGATATGCAGTTGAAAATAACATTGTGGGTAGTAACATTGACTTTTCTTTTACCTATTCGCCTAATGATGGCATAGAACTGTATTCTCACAAGGTCTCTTTTTTAATTCGTGGGATTGAGCAGAGCGTATTGGCATACCTAAAGACGATTGACAAAGGGAGGTTTGTTGTTGCTATCAGATTTACGAATGGAAAGGTTTACATATTGGGGAGCGGTTACGGAATGAGAACAACTACATATAGCTATTCTACCTATTCAATAATTAGTATGGAGAGTGATGTTTTAGAATATACACCTCCATATTATTACGCAGGAGACCCTGATGACTTTGTAGATAATTGGGAAAATCCTACCTTTGATTTAAATGGCGATTATAACAATGATTTTAATAACGATTTCAGAATAAATTTTATACCATGACAATAGGACAATTAATTACGAACATTAATACTTATGTCAATACGAATAACAACGAGGACATAACAGGAATAATCTTAAACGGTGTTTTGAAGAACATCGCAAATTTCGCTAATGATGAAGTGGTTGCAACTAATCTGACAGTCGCAAACTTAACGAATGTTGTAAATGGTAAAATGAAGGTCTGGAGTGGAGTAGATAATCCAAACGTTACATCTCCAGTGGGCGTGAATATTGGTGATATTTATTTACAGACAGACGCTTTTTTAAATGTTATTGATTATTTTATTTATACAAACATTTTGCCTGATAAGTGGCAGAGTATCGGAGCGACTGACTTAGCAATAGGCAATAATATAGATGCCTCCACCGCCAAATCCATACTTTTTGTAGATGGTAGTGGCAAACTTGGCGAAATCACAAACTTTCAATATGATGAGGTAGCAGATAGCTTGACGTTCATGCATAACGACATAGGCTTATTGCTCAATTCAGAAGTAGAAGTGGACGTTGATGTATTTACTAATTTCAATGGAATCGCCAAAATGGTAGATGGTGC